CAAGGAGATGAGTTACGTGTTATTAATTCATATTATAATTCAGAGATATTAAAAATCAATATATAATGTTAACACAATATAAAAATATCAAACAAATACAAACTGCATCAGGTTCTATATCTGCAGAACGTTTATCTACAAGTAAAACGGAATTTGCAAGTTTTGAAGATGAAATTGTTTATTTTAATACTGATATAAATAAACAAGATAATTCACAACGTGTTGAAATGCACGTGTATGCTGGCGATACATGGATTACTGGTAATCATAAAGTTCAATTACAAACTAAAATACCAGAATATCGCAATAAACAAACTACGGCGTTAATTCAATTCCCAGCTCAACCATTAGCTATTGATTTATACAATGAATTTGATCAATTAAAATTATCTGCCGGAACATTTCGTATTGCTGTTAATTTTTTTAAGAATTTAATTGGTAACTATGATCAACAATATCTACGAATAGATGAAATATCACCAGATCGTACAGAAATTAGATTACGTGCCATTGATGCTGATAATCCAGACTATTTAACACAAATCACATCATATATTCAATCTGTTAAACAAACTACCGATACATATTATAAAAACTATCTATTAAATTTTAGTAGAAATAACTGTGTATTATTTGTTAATAGCGTAGTCGTTGGTGAATATTTATATGTTAAATTAGCAGATCCGCTAGACACAACGATCAATGTAGATTTTAAATGTTGGATAGTTGAAGAACAAAAAGATACTTATGTAGATCGGGTTTCAATTATATTAAAATCGCTGGAAAGGCAATTTAATAAATTATCTAATCCAAATTGGGATGCTAATTCTACAATTAATATTTCTTCGGAAACTGGATTTAAAACGTGGACTGATATATTAGGATCATCAACACAAACATCGCAACAAATTGTTGATAACTATTTTTCTGGAAGTTTATCCGGCGTTAAATTAAATATTGATTATACTGATTTTAATACTTTTGTATTCTATAGTTCAGCAACAGAACGTTTAGAAAATTTCAAATATAAATTACATCTACTTGAATATTATACTTCACAAAGTTTAGTTGTATCACAAATTTCTGGTTCAGTTGCTACAACTAACCAATCAGATTTCCTGCAACAAAAAACTGGATTATTAAGCGGGTTTGATGAGTTTGAAAAATATCTATATTATCAATCTTCCTCAAATGTAACTACCTATGAAATTCCTATTATTAATGCAAATGTATCTGATTTAACTGGAAGTTACATACAGCCTGTACCAAAATCTACGGCCACAGTACCATATACATTATATCCAATAACTAGTAGTCAGTTTACAGCATGGTATGAAAATTTATTTAATTCTGCATCATATTATGATTCACTGAATATTAATTCATTAGCATACGCAATTCCAGAATTCATTAGATCTGATGTTAATAGTCAATCGGCAATTACATTTGTTAATATGTTAGGACATCATTTTGATATTCTATACACGTATATTAATCATATGACCAAAACGTTGACCCGGGAAGAAAATCCAAAATTAGGTATGCCAAATGAATTACTATATTCTGTAGCAAAACAATTTGGGTGGAACTTAATTGATGGTAATCAGCAATCAGATTTATGGTCATATGTATTAGGTACTGATGAATCTGGTACACCTGAAACCGGTTCAAATTCTGTTAATGGAACTTCATTATCGGCTCAAGACCGAACATATACCATATGGCGTAGAATTGTAAATAATTTACCGTTACTTTTAAAATCTAAAGGTACAAAACGAAGTGTTCAAGCATTGTTATCATGTTACGGTATTCCGCAATCAATGATTTCAATTAATGAATATGGCGGACCTAGATTAGAACGAGCTCCAATATATGAAAAATTAAATTTTGACTATGCATTAGATTTAAGTGGTAGTGCTGCAGGAACCGTTGCAGTTAACTATACATCCCCTATAAACGCAGTACAACTACGTTTCCGTGCCGATGATATCGTAGCAAACCCATTTATCCCGAGCACGATGAACTTGTTCACAGTAGGGTCTAACACCGTCACAATCGATTTTACTAGTGGTAATAAAGGTACAATGCGGTTAAATGGTACTAGTTCTGCAAATATTGAAATATATAATGATGAATGGCTTACGACTGTATTAAGAACTAATGGTACAAATTTAGATTTAATAACTAAAAAATCCAAGTACGGTAAGATTGTTGCTGCGGTTTCGGCATCTGCTACCGCTTCATTTGCTGGTACCGGTACTGTTACATTAGGTGGTAGTACAAGTGGAAGTCGGTTTGTTGGTCAATTACAAGAATTAAGATTATGGTCATCTAGTTTACAAGATTCTGCCTTTGACAATCACGTTAAAGCACCAGCTGCCTATAATGGAAATGTTGATGCGTATTCTGAATTATTATTTAGATTACCACTTACACAAAAAATTAATCATGCACTTACTAGTAGTTTACCAGGTGTGCAACCAGTGTCTTCTAGTATCACGGCATCATTTACAAGTTGGACATTACCGACTCCATATGATTCATATGAAGAAATGTATTATTATGATTCCATATCATTAGGAGCTGGAACATTTGATGACAATAAAATACGTATTGAATCTAATGATTTAGTTGGTCAATTGGATGTTAAAACTAGTGCTGAACGCAGTCAATTTGATCGAGCACCATTAGACAGTAAAAAGTTAGGAGTATATTTTTCTCCGCAAACAATGATTGATGAAGATATCATTGCACAACTAGGCTTTACAGATTTAGATCAATATATTGGTGATCCAGGTGAATCGGAAGCAAACTCATATCCTAGATTGATTCAAGCTGCCCAGGGCTATTGGAAAAAATATAACAATCGAAATGACATTAATGAATATATCAAAATATTTACATTGTTTGATTTATCATTCTTCAAACAACTAGAACAACTTTTACCAGCCCGGGCAGATAAAATTACGGGTATTGTAATTCAACCAAATGTATTAGAACGTAGCAAAGCCACTATACTGCCTAAATTAAAACAATTTGATTCTAGTTATTATGCATTAATTGAAGAAACTCATCCAACGGCATCTGGAGATTATTTACAATATCTAGGCTCAATTGATGGAGATATATTAACAATTTCAGCACAAGATGATGATCAGTGGCAAATGTATTTAACGGCATCACAAGCTAAAAAATATGATGGTACTACGTATTCATATGAATATCTAATTAGATCAGGTAGTACATATATTACGGCATCTACTCCGTATTGGAGAAGTGAAGCATTATGCCCAGCAATTACCGGTAGTACATTATCAGAATATACGGAATACCGAGCTATTATCAATTTAACAGCAAGTTATACACCTTCACAGTTTAGTGATTTTTTACCAACCGGTATTGACAATCAACGATATTCCGGTGCAAAAATGACATCGCCTGGATTTAATGTTAGTTCTACACAAACAACTGATGGCGGACCTGTGGTGGAATGGAGAACGGCAAATCCAAACCAATTGATATATCAAAACAATGGTGAACAAGGAAGTTTTGTATTGGTATAATTTTTATACTATACATATTTATATAAAATAAAGGTTAAAACAATATGGGATACTTAGATAATTCTAGCGTTACAATTGACGCAATACTAACATTAAAAGGTCGTGAATTACTTGCAAAGGGTGGAAATGCATTTCAAATTACGCAGTTTGCATTAGGAGATGATGAAATTGATTATTCATTATGGAATCCAGATCATCCACTTGGAACTGATTATTATGGTACTATTATAGAAAATATGCCAGTAACAGAAGCAATTCCGGATGAAACTCAAGCATTAAAATACAAATTAATTACACTTCCAAAACAAACAACTAATATACCAGTTGTGACAGTTGGAAATACTACACTTACATTATCAGCACCAGGTGATAGTACTATAATTGCCCCGAATACAAGCAATTTCCAAGGCGGAAATGCAAATTTAGGATATACAGCTATTTTGTCTGATTCATCGGTTGCTGATATTCAAGTAACTAGAGCATTACAAAATTCAACACTTCCAACCACTCCACGTTTTATTGGAGATAATGAAGATGCACAAAGTGTTGCAGTTGCTGGATTTGAATTCCGTGTTGTTGCAAAAACTCAAATGATTGAAGATAAAACCGCAACGGTTACGGTAATTGGTAATGAAACGGGTGGCAGTGTAACAATTACATTGACAGTTAAAAAAGCAACTACTGCAACTATATAATAGGTAAAAAAAAATGAATTATACAAATTTAAAATCTCAACCACGCCATGGTGGTGTTCCTAGATTACCAGCACAACTAACACGAGAAAATCAGCAATTACGAGATCAAAATCAAGTATTAAGTACAGCTAACAATGGAATTACCGATCAGGTACGGCAATTGGCACAACAACTTGCCAATCAAATGGTTGCAGAACAACAGCAAACTCAGATATTAGCTCGTAATGGTAGAACTTATACTAAATTTGATACTGCTAATGATATTATTTCGAATCAAACAGAAACTGTTACGGCAGGATTATGGTCGGATAATTTAGCAAGTTTAGAAACGTTTTTTACATCCTCAATTCAAACTACATCACAACGTAGATATTATGTTGATACATATCATAAAGCTACTACAGAAACTGGCTCCGCTGTACAATTTTCATTGGCATTTGGTCATGCATTAGGTAGTGGATCTGATTCGCAAGGTCAACTTAATGATTCTCCTAGTAAAGCAATTTATTCACAGTATAAACAATTATTGCTTTCTCCAACTGATACACGTTTTACAACTGCTGGATCTGGAAGCACTGATTATATTTACATTGTTAACTTCAAACGTAATCGTTTAAAAGAACGTTTAGATGCTGGAAATTTTGAATTACCATTAAGAACAATATCAGGTTCTCGACCAACTAATGCTACCGGTAGTATTGTAACATCAGGTTCTAATATTATTACATTGATTGATGATTCATCAATTTCATCAGCTGCCGTTGGTGATTCTGGTAAAGTATATAATATTGTATCTGGATCTATTAATAGTGGAGTATTTAATCCATCAGCGCCTGTTTATTATGGATTAGCATACCCGGATTATGGAACTTTAATATTAGACGGCAAGATGCTTGATCAACAATTAAGATTTCAAACAAATACCGGTTCTAGTTCGGAAGGAAATAATCATTTTGCATTATTCCATTCAATATCAGGATCGGCAACTCAAACAAATCTTGCTACTGGTGATCCATATGGTTTCCTAGCACGTAATTCAGAAAAAGTAACAAGTACACATTATTTTGTAAGGGTAAAAAATGCGGAATATAATTTTTCTAATAATCCTTCGTATGTTACGGGGAGTGTTGGACAAATAGCACAATCAACGTTTATTAGTGATCCTAAAACATATATTACTACAATTGGATTATATAATGATTCACAACAATTATTGGCGGTTGCAAAACTTTCTAAGCCGTTGTTGAAATCATTCCAACGAGAAGCATTGATTAGAGTCAAGTTAGACTACTAAAAATAACAGTAATTTGAGCCCGTTATATTTATATGTATAACGGGTTTTTACTATTATGGCAGAATCGAAAATACAAGAACAAACTACTTATAATGGCCCAATACCTACGGTCTTTAAAAAGATTAATGCATCTGATGTAAAAGTTACACCATTTCAAACATATAAATCGTGGTCAGTTATATCAGGTAGTGCAACTTCTAGTGCTTTACCACTTCAAGCAATTTATTCTGATATAAATTATTTACCAGCATTAGGTTCAAATTTAACATATAATGATGCAAAAAATATAGATGATTCTTTGCAAACGATTACTTATTTTTCTGTTAATCATTTATATTATAAACATAAATTAGATCCGATGAAAACATATGGTCCTACTAATTTAAACAGGACACCTAAATTTTTATATCAATCAGCATCTATATTATCATTTCCTCAAGTACGAATTGGCGAAGGTATTAAACCTGCTTCATTTATAATGTCATCTAGTTTTGAATATAGTATACCTAGTATATATGGTGGTAGTACATATGGTTCTAGTTTGTATGGCATTGCTTCAGTAATATCAATACCATTATATATAAACTCAGACCGTTACGGCAATTTATATAATGCATCGTATGATACAAGTTCAATAATTTCCGATGTAATGTTTTATGAAGGATTTAATGAATATTTTGATACATCTAGAATTGATTTTGAATATGCAAATGTAAATTTCAAACCAGGTATAAAATGTAGTCCTGAGTATACTAATAACTATGGTTTATTAGCAGAGTTTAATAATAATGGTTATATAAAAACAGAACTTAATGGCAATTACGATCGGAATCACGATTATGCAATTTCATTTTGGATTTATGCAACAGAAACCGTAGGTGTGTCAAATTTAATTATGGCTAAAGCTTCTAGTTCATTAACACCACAATATCCATTTAAAATTGAAGTAAATAACAATTTTTTAGTATATACAATTGCTGGCAGTACTACATTTAAATCACAACTAATATCTACAATAGAAATTGATGTTGTAAATCATATACATGTAGTATGTCAAAAATCCGGCAGTACTATGCAAATTTGGATAGATGGAAATGTAGATATATCTGCTACTAATAACCTATTAATTGATACAATGTCACCATTTACAGCATCAGCTCGTATTGATAATTCAGATCCATTATATATTGGAGGTTGGGAATCTAATTCAAACATGACCGGAGATATAGATGAAATACGTATTTTTAATCGAGCATTAACTGCAACGGAAATTGGATATTTAGCTAATAGAACCGAAGGTGGTACATTTATGCAAACCAATCATATAGGAAACATATTTACAAAACAAGGTGTTGCTGTTATTTCTACTCCAGATTATCGATTCAATAATATTTTAAATTTACCATATACTGCATCATATCGTAGTACTAAAACAATTTATGAATTAGGCGTTTTAGCAAATGCTGATGCGGGTGATTTTAATATGTCATCTAATATTTCATTAACTGCGGATGATGATTCCACTTATTATAATTTTGTAACCGGAAGCGCATTTGCACCATATGTTACTACAATTGGATTATATGACAATGCTGGACAACTTCTTGCAATAGGTAAATTAGCACAACCAATTCGCAAACGTCCGGATGTGGATATGAATTTTTTAATTAGAATAGATTTAGATAAGAATATATCATGATACGATTAAAACAACTTTTACGAGAATTATCTGACTCAGAACAAACGAAATTGTTGGATAAAATAAAAAACAAACAATTTCGTTTAATCGGCGGAGGTGATAATGGACGTGTTTATACAATTGATGGAGAAGACAAAGTTTTTAAAATTACAACGGAACGAGATGAATTCGAAGTTGCTAAAATTATTGTAAATCGATCAGCTGAATTTACATGTTTTATTCCTGTATATTATGTTAGCGATCGAGAGCAATTGTATATAATGGCAAATGCAGAAACATTGCCAGAATCCGATCGTATCATTATTGATAAATTCATGGAACAATTCAAAGAATTTGCTCGAGCAGAAGGCGGTGAAGTTTCTATATTTGATTTTTTAGATGCAGATGGTGCACGTAATACAAATGTTTCACTTGTAAATTTTATACGTGCTTTGCAACGAGATGTTGATAAATTAGATATTCCGGAATTTGAATTAGATTTAGATTTTAGTTCGGCAAATATGATGATATGGAATAATAAATTAGTATTAGTAGATTGGTAAATAAAATAAGTTATGGCAAAAAATCACTTTCACAGCGCCGGTAATTCGAAACGAGCTACGGCAATTAAATATGGTTATAAATCTGGATTAGAACATACTGTAGCAGATTGGATAAAAACTACTGAGTATGATTTGAAATACGAGACAGAAATCATACATTATATTGTACCCGAGCGTAAAGCAAAATATACACCTGATTTTGTATTCGTTAAACGCAACGGTCAATTTATGTTTGTTGAAACAAAAGGACGATGGACTACGGCTGATCGTACTAAAATGAAACATGTTCTACAATCAAATCCAGGTGTTGATATTCGTATGGTATTTCAAAATCCAAACCAAAGATTGTCAAAAACTAGTAAAACTACGTATGCTGAATTTGCATTAAAATTAGGAATAAATCAAGTTGCAAAAAAAGATATTCCTGAAGAATGGTTATTGGAATGTGTGAAATCTGGCGAATCTCCTATAAATGTTAAACGTTTCTTTGAATAAGGTTGGATTTTAAAATTATTTTTAATATATTCATGATATGTTAATAAACTTTATTATATTAATTGATTAAATCATTTATTGATTTGATCGTTTGATCAGTAATGCAATGTATGTGTCAAACATATATAATTATATTATTTATTATTAATAATTAATTGGATTATGTACAGTTTTTTATTATAATATTAATGTGACGAATATTAAATTAATTCAATTATTGGAATCAGTATTAGGTAAAGGAAAACCTACATCTGGTGGTAATATTATATTCTTCTCTCCATTTACCTCACATCATAAACCTAAATTAGAAATTAGGAGTACTCCGGATGAAGTAGGCAATTATACTTGGCATTGTTGGATTACTGATAAAAAAGGTAAAAGCATTCATTCATTGTTTAACCAATTGAATTTACCTAAAGAGCGAATTGAACAACTTAATCGTATAATCGAATCAACTCGATATCGAGTAGCTAATAAAGAAATCAAAACCAATCAAACAATTCAACTACCTGCCGAATACGCACCACTTTGGATTAAAAAAAATACACCTGATTATCGCAACGCAATTCATTACTTAACAAACAGAGGTGTAACGGTTTTTGATATTTTAAAATACAGAATAGGTTATTGTGAATCTGGAGAATATTCTGGTAAAATAATTATTCCTAGTTATGACCGAGATGGTCAACTAAATTATTTTGTAAGTAGAGCTTTTTATAAAGCAGATAAATTTAAACATAAAAATCCAAAAATTTCTAAAGATATAATTGGATTTGAAATGTTAATTAATTGGGCAGAACCAATTGTATTATGTGAAGGTTCATTTGATGCAATTGCAGTTAAACGCAATGCAATACCGTTATTTGGTAAAATAATACAACCAGCATTACAAAAAAAGATTATAGAAGAACGAGTTAAAAACATTTACATATGTTTAGATGCCGATGCCTTAAAAAATGCATTAACAATCGCAGAAAAATTTATTGGTGAAGGTCTTAATGTGTATTTTGTTGAATTGCAAGATGATGATGCATCCGAATTAGGATTTCATCGAATTGCCGAAATTTTAGAAAACACAATTATATTAACATTTGAACGTATAATGGAACTCAGAATGGGATTATTATGGACATAAAACACATTGATACATCAATTGACAAAATTGATAAGATTTTTCATATTTCGGATATACATATTCGTACTTTAAAAAGACACGGTGAATATCGACAAGTATTTGAAAATTTATTTAATTACATAGAAACACATTGTACTGGAAACAGTGTTGCAGTTGTTACCGGAGATATTGTTCATAGCAAACTCGATCTATCACCGGAACTAGTTCAAATGCTAGTTGATTTCTTTAACGGATTCCAAATACCTACAATTGTTATTCTAGGTAATCATGACATGAATCTTAACAATATGCATCGAGTGGATGCTGTAAGTCCAGTATTAGATGTTATACGTAATCCAAATATTCATTTTATAAAAGACAATGGATTATTTGAATTAGGCGGTATTACGTGGAATCATATGGCTGTTGATAAAACACCTGCTGATTATATTAGAGCTGATCAATTTGATGCAACATATAAAATTGCATTACACCATGGTGCTGTTAATACTGCTAAAACTGATATTGGTTATCAAATTTCAAATGAACATGTAACTACAGAATTATTTAAAGGGCATAATATTACATTGTTAGGTGATATTCATAAACCAGCCCAATTTTTAAATACAGAACGAACAATTGCATATCCTGGTTCATTAATTCAACAAAATCATGGAGAAGCATTAGATCATGGAATTTTAATTTGGGATGTAGCTACTAGTAGTGCTGAATTTGCGCAGATTGAAAATGATTATGGTTATGTAACTTTAGAAACTCAAGGCGATATAATTGTGTCACACCCACACCGTATGCCGAATAAACCTCGTATTAGAATCAAATTTAATGGTACTAGTGCAGCTGGGATGAAAAAACTTATTGCAACAATTCGTAAAAAATACAATGTACAAGATATAACAATTCAACGTACAATTGACCATGCAACAAATTCTGCTTCATCAAGTTTATCTATAGGTAATGTCCGTGATGTTGAATATCAAAACACATTGTTATCAGATTATATTGATTCTAACTTTCCTCAAGCAACCGCTGAAGAAGTAGATGCAATCCGTCATATTAACCGAACAATTAACTCAAAACTTCCGGCAGTAGAATCAATTAGACACACAACATGGCATCCTATATCTTTTGAGTTTGATAACATGTTTTCATATGGAGAAGGTAATATATTAAATTTCAATAATCTGTCAGATGTATGTGGATTATTTGCAGCAAATACTAGCGGAAAATCTAGTTTGCTTGATGCAATAACATATACTATATTTGATAAGTGTAGTAAAACTGGTAAAGCTAACGAAGTTTTAAATAACAAAAAAACATGGTTTCGCGGTCTATTTCGTTTTGAGATGAACGGAGTAACATATACAATTGAACGACGCGGTACAAAAAATAAAAAACATCCAACTCACGTAAAAGTAGATGTAGATTTTTATACGGACTCTGAAAATTTAAACGGTGATGAACGTAGCGATACAAATAAAAGCATACGTCGTTATTTAGGAAAGTATGATGATTTTATTTTAACGGCATTTTCATTGCAAGCAGATAATAACAATTTTATTGAAAAATCTCAAAAAGAACGTAAAGATTTACTTTCACAATTTTTAGATATTACGGTATTTGAACAACTATATCAACTTGCAGCAGATGAAATAAAAGAGACGGCCGGTCGTTTAAAAGATTATAAGAAAACAGATTTTGCTGAAATAATTGTTAGTGCTGATAATATTATTTCTGAGAATCAAGATACAATTACTGCATTAGAAACTCAAGAAGATGCAATGCAAGATGAACGCAACTTGTTGCAAGAACAAATTGTTACATTGATTGAAACTAAGATGCCAACAACATATACCGGGCCCGATATTAATGAATTGATTCAACAAGAAAATACTTTAATCGATCATGTTGAATCAATTCAAACTGATATTGAAACGGCTGAACAAGATTTAGACTCATTGATTGCAGAAATAGGTACACTAAAACAACAACTTAAAGAATTTGATATAACGGCAATTTCAGAACAAACAACTCTATATAATGCAAAAGAACATTCAGTCAATATACATTTACAAAAATTACGTCAACAACAGGAAATAGTCAATGCAAAACAAGAAAAAATTAATCACCTTACCGACCATAAGTATGATCCGCAGTGTGAATACTGTACATCTAACGTTTTCGTACAAAATGCAATTGAAGCTCAAAATACAATTGACCAAGATAGAAACGTATTAGATGATATAAACCAAAAAATTATATTATTAAATAATGAAATAGAAATATTGAAACCAGTATTTGACCAAGCTAACCAAGTTACTGCTTTACAAAATACTATTACAACAAACCAAATTACAGTAGAACGCAATGAGTTACAACTTCAATTATTAGAAAGCGAATTGCAAACCCGCGAATCTGAGTTAGAAACAACTACGGAACGTCAAGACTCATTTCGACAAAATGAAACAGCAATCAAACATAATTTGATTATAGACACGCAAATTGAAACTTGTAAAAAAACTATAACGGCATTGTCTGATCAAATAAAAACAATTCAAAATCAAATTAAAAATAATTACGGGGCAATTGAAGTAGCAAAAACAAAAAAAGCTGCGGCCATGCAACAATTGGATCGATATCAACAACTTGAAACTGAATACAAAGCATATGGTTATTATTTAGAATCAGTTAAACGTGATGGTATTCCGTATGAAGTAATTACCAAAGCTCTTCCAAAAATTGAAGCAGAAATAAACAATGTACTCAATCAAATAGTTGAATTTAACATGGTACTAAATACCGACGGTAAAAATATTAATGGTTATATTATTTATGATGAAGAAAATTATTGGCCATTAGAATTAACATCTGGAATGGAACGTTTTATTTCTAGCTTAGCAATTCGCATAGCACTTATCAATGTATCCGCTTTGCCTCGTCCCAATTTTATTGCAATCGATGAAGGCTGGGGAAGTTTAGATTCTGAACATATTTCTTCTGTAGTAAATCTTTTTGATTATTTCCGAACCAAATTTGATTTTTCAATTATTATATCACACGTTGATTCAATGCGAGATATGGTAGACAATTTGATTGAAGTAAATAAAATTGATGGATATAGTAAGATTAATCATGTTTGATATTTATATAAAAGATATTAAACTCAATGAAACGCAAAGAAGCAGTATATAAAGGTTTACAGTTTACTCAAGTTTACTTTGAAGATTCATCGCTAACATCACCGGAATATTTTCAAATAACAGAATTTCCTACTAGATTAACAGCAGGAAAGAATTTATTTAAGCTTAGAGGACATCCTACTAATTTAAAATTAGGCGGTGTATTAAATTTAGAAGTTTTAGATTATAATGGCGATCCAATTTATACAGAAGTTATAGATTACATTGATGAAGACAAGTCTCGGGTAATTGCAATCTATATTTATTCTGAAACATCGCCTGGAGATTGTACCATAACTTTAGTTTCTGAAGCACAAACAATAAACAATCAACCGGCACCAACGCAATGGCAAGGACGTCCTAATGTTAGGTGGTCTCGAACAGTTCCTGTCAATCCAAATGTATCAAATGTTTCAGAAATTATATTTTCTAAATTACCAGAAGTAACAGTTTCTGAACAAGTAGGCGTACAATTAGATAGAATTTATTCCGGAAGTCAACAATTTCCTATATATACAACTGGCACAGTTAGAATGTTTACACTGAATGGTGCACCCGCAATAGAATTGACAGGAGGTAAATTCACCGGAGATATGCAGACGGGTACCGTAACAGTTGCTACACCTCAATCTCCTACCCCTACGCCTAATTATCCGCTGGGCTCTGCGGTTTATACATCTACGGTAAAAAAGATATTGTCTGACACTACGGCATTGTTAGATCAAGAATATACGGTTTATAGTAGCCAAAGCATTTTTCCACATACTTATACGGAATTTGCAAATTCTACCTATTCATTGACCTATGAACAAACACCGACATATGTTGCAACGGAAAATTCACAATCATTTGCTTTACTACAAATTAAAGGATTAGAACCAGCAACCGGCGATGTATCCCGCATAAAAGTTTATACAAACAATAAAGGTACGGTTGGAACATGGGAATTGGTTAATGATGTTGAGCTTGAAGAAACCGAGATATTTGTAACTAGCACGGCATCATTGTTTCCAGATCAAAGCATTGGTACATTTACATCGCAAAGCATTATCAATACGTATTGGGATGGATTTACATACGTTGGTAAAACAACCGGTACAGCTCCAACCCTTGCTTGGTCAACTGCATCTTTAAATAACGCATTGAATATTACAAGTGCAACGGATATTGCTGCACGTAATTCGGTACTAGTTGTACAAAATAAAGCGGCATATAATGGAGTATTTATTGCAACATCATCATATAAAGTTACAATAGACGCCTTAGGTACTCGGGATTCATCGGGACTTAATCCGAGGTTATCAGTTTATATTTCTGGAAGTGCTGTAGCATTTGATCCTACAGATTATTTTAATCAAGAATTACCAAAGATACTAGGAAAACGAATTGGAGAATTAGAAGTAACCTCAGACTCACAACGTTTTGATGATGTAGTATTTAATTTTGAAATCAATTATGATGGTACCGGTGCCTTGTTATTTGTAGTAGAATCCGGGCAATGGCAAATTGCTGACATACGAACAACAACAGATAACGATCCCGGATATTCTCCAAATTATACTAGAATTAGATCACTTATCAATACACCACATAAAGCAAACAATCAAATTTCATTTAAGGTAGAATATTACAATGTTGATGGTGTTGTTAGCAAACAAACCTCTTATCTTTATGATAATGCGTGGCAAGGTGGTAATCGTTATATCGATGGCGATTATTCAATGCTTACTGGGTCACTGTATGTAGCAGATTCATTGAACAGTGGAGTTGCAATATCCGGATACTCAAATTCAGGTTTTGTTAGATCATTAGGTTATGAAGGATTTGATTCTGGCTTTCCAGGATTTTTATTATGGAGTGGATCTGCACTCAACGGACAACTATCAAAATACAATCAACCATATTCCGGAGTAGGATTAGAACTTTATCTTAATACTGCTAGTTATTTTAGATATTCTACCGCAGACAATGAAATTTATGTTGCAACAGATAATTTCTTTTTTGGAAATCCAAATACTGCATATATTAGTGGTAGCAATGGCGCATTAGAAATTTCATCTAGCAATTTCTTACTTAGTAGTAGCGGTGATGTTTTTGCAAATGATGCTACTTTCACTGGTATAAATGAAGCATCTGCATTTGCAAATACAACAGTAATAATTACAACTGCAAATTCATCAAGCTATATCGGAGCAGCTGGATCAGGTACAATTGGTTCGCCATATTATTGGGAATTAGTTTTAGATGGCTCATTAGGCGGTCAAATTTGCCAAAAAGTAGTTATCGATTGTAATATATTAACCGCACCGTTTAATGCTGTTGTTAATAATACAACTGCATACAGAGCAATTGGAGGAATTTTAATGCCAGTCCGTTCAACAGCAGGAACTACTGCAATTATTGCAATTGCTACTAATCGCACTGTTTATTTAACCGATGAGTTTTCCATGGCACAAAATTAAAAGGATATATTTATGGGAGTTTATTTATTAAAACCAGGTGCATATCAAATTACAACGGTTGGCACAAACTCATCTACATTATCAGCAACGGGTGGGTCAAGTGAACCATTTTCAAAAACATTTCATTCTACTATTATAGTAGAATCTCAAGATGCAGCTAAATCTACATTTAAAGGTGATTTGCAAATTGATGAAACGTTAACGGTTAGCGGTTCATTATTAATTAATAATCATTTAACTATTACTGCTAGTGGTACTACAACAATTTCTTCAACTGATTTAGAGTCAGTAATTTTAGTTTCCACAGCCGCCGGCGCAGTTACACTACAATTACCATCAACCCCAATTGGATCTAAAGGACGAATTTATTTTATTAAAAAAATCGGCGGTACAAATACATTAACTATTGACCCTGCGACAACGACACGTATTGATGGTGCATTAACTCAAGCTACAACAGATGCATCAGCATCGATACAATTGATATCATCAGGTAACGCATCAGCAGGATATTATATATTATCTGAATATGGTACTTGGACATAATATATTTATATAAAAAGAAAATAAAATGAACAACATAACAACGTTATTTCCAGGAGGGTTTAAACCATTAACCGGAGCTCATTTAGCATTAGCAGAACGATATGCTCAACATCCTGATACAGATAAGGTAATTCTTCTTATTGGACCTAAAGACCGAGACGGCATTACCCGAGAAAAAACAATTGATATATTCAATTTGATTAATCGTAATACAAACATTACAATTCAACCTACTGAATTTAATTCTCCAATAATGGCGGCATATGAATATTTGTTTGCGTTGCCAGCAGATACACAAGGTCGGTTTGCTATGGCAGCATCTACCAAAGGAGATGATTATGTCCGAGCAAAAGATTTTGTTCCGAATGTAGATAAATACAAAACTATTGGTGACAAGAAAGGTCGAAAAATTCCTGCCGGTGTAGATGCAACCGAACTAAATTTAGATATTGATCCATTGCTATACAAATCCGGAGAACCAATATCAGCATCCACTGTACGAGCAGCAATTGCAAACAATGACTACACAACCTTCCGCGCTTCATATCCAAATCAAAATGATGCTGAAGTTAAAAACATATGGCAAATTTTAACAGGTTTGCAAGAATCATTGTTTTCAAAAGAATGGTGGGCTACAATTTTACAAGAAGACATTAAAACAGTTGTTGAAGGATATATGGATCCTAAAACTGCAGAAAAACACAAAGCAAAAATTAAAAAATTAAAGAAATTTTTAGATTCAAACATTGGTCGTTCATTTGTATATGATTTTGCAGATTTTGATAAAACTATTTATGGAGTTCCACTAACTGAAGCAATACAAATGATTGCAGAAGGCGGTGCAGCAGGCCATATGGCGCACCCATGGGATGATCATTCATTATCATTCGGAGATATGAAAGAAATTGTAGCCCGGGCATTAGAAGGTCGTTTGGATATTGAACAAGCAGTAACTGAAAAGACTGATGGCCAAAATATTTTTGTAACTTGGAAAAACAATGAAATTGGGTTTGCTCGAGGATCTGGAACTATAATTAATCCAATGACAACATCTGCAATAATTGCAGATTTCCAACGCAAACAACAAAAAGCTATAGCAGAAAAAGGAGCCGAAGCAGGAGCAAATTATCAACCGGTAGTTGATGCATATAAGGCTTGTGCTGAAGATTTAACACAAGCATTTAACGCTATTCCTGAAAATACTTTAGCTCAAATATTCAAAAACGGCCTCGTATTTGCTAACATGGAAATTATTTATCCAGCAACTAAAAATGTAATTGCATATGATAAAGCTCATTTACAATTTCATAATTTAGTTGAATATGATGAAAAAGGAAAAGTAGTTGAAACTGATTTAACTGGCGGTGCAATCATGCAAAAAATTATTCAAGATGCAAACGCACATATGCAAAAAACATTTTCATTTATTCCACCGCAACGTATTAAATTAGGCCCAGTATATGATTTTGAAGATCAACAAGCAGCATTCTTTAATGAAATTGCACAATTACAAGCAAAATTTAATCTTAAAGAAACAGACGTAATCAGCGAATACCATAAATCATGGTGGCGAGATGTTATTAAATCAAAAGCTCAACAATTAGGATATAATATTCCAGACGAGTTAGTTGACACATTAATGTATCGATGGTCATTTAATGATAAATCAACAAACATATCCATACTTAAAAAACAAATTGCAAATCCTGAATTTTTAGCATGGGTTGATGAGTTTGATAAAAAAGATTTTAAACAATTCAAAAAACAAAATTTAGAACCATTTGAATCAATCTTTTTGCGATTAGGAGTTTTAGTATTGCAAAATGCAACCAATTATTTAGCAGCAAATCCAGACAAAACGGTTCAAGAAATAAAAACAGAATTAGCTCAACTTATCAAAGATTTGCAAGTCAAAGGGGATGCTGCTACAATACAAAAATTAGAACATGAACTAAGACGTATACAAAAACTAGGAGGATTTGATGCAATTGTTCCAACTGAAGGAGTTGTATTTACATTTCAAGGCAATACATATAAAATGACAGGGGCATTTGCACCAGTTAATCAACTTCTAGGAGTATTAAAATACGCGCGGTGATTTAATTGATATGATATTTATATTTATAAAAGAAAAATAGGATTAACTGATGGCTGAAACACACAAAAGCAAATACAAGAAACCGGAAAATACAAAATATAAATCTAGAACAGATTTGAAAGATTATACAATGGATGATAAAGACGGAAAACTTAATCCATATTCAAATAAAATTAAACTATCAAATATTTTGCGTAAAACAGATAAACCTGTGCAAGATGATGGTAATTATGATGTAAAGTATAATGCTGATGATCGTTTATATAAAGATCTAGAAGATGCTGAATATGATGCAAAGCATGCAGCAAAAGTATTTAAAAAACGTCAAGATGCTGAAGAAAAAGATGTATTAGATGTTCTTAAAGATAAAGTTGAAAATCTTACGAGAGAGCAACGTGAACGTTTAGTTAGAGAATATGTACGTAAAAAAATAGTGAAAGTTATTTTAGAACAAACCACTCCAAAAGATGCACCTGAAGAAGAGGCACTAGCACCAACAGCAACTCCAGATCCAAATGCAGCGCCAGATCCAAATGCAGCGCCGGCACCTGATGCAGCACCAGCACCTGATGCAGCACCAGCACCTGATGCAGCACCAGCACCTGATGCAACAACACCCGCACCAGCCACAGCACCCGCAGCCCCAGCGCCAACCGATACTGCCGAAAAGGATGCCGAAAGTCAAGTATCTCCGGAAACTAAAGAAGCATTAGACGTCGATCGTTTTGTACAATATCTTAAAAAACAAGAAGGAAATATTGCAAAACTTAAATCAATTATCAAAGTAATTGGATTATCATTAAATAAAGCGGAAGTTGAAGATAAAGCAAATGTTTGGAAAATGTTAAAGATTACGTCTAATAAACAATTAGCTAAATTGAATACACAATCAAACAATAAATAATATGTCGAATAATAAGTTACAAAACGTCAAAGCCGTACAACAAATGATTGACGGCACCCACCGGTTTCAAACCAAAAAAACAATTGGATTTTCTGATGCAGCAGCTGCAGCTAAAAAGGTCCAACGTCATGATGTAGGCGATATATGGGAAGAAACAGATCCCAATGGCAACATATACATTATAGAACAAAAAGCTGGATTCCGAATTAAAAAAACAAAAAATTCTGATTTATTTCAAGAAGTTCGAGATGAATTAAAAGCATTTCCTAATTGTCAAAAAGACACATGTACATGTTTTAAAGCAAATCAACTTGATGAAAAAATGAGAAAAATTCACGGAATGTGTTTTGATTGTGTAATTGAAATGGAACATCAATTAAAAATAGATGGGAAGTTTAATGAATATGAACACAATAAAATACGTGAAAATGCATTAGCATGGTTACATGATGCAGAACAAGATGTTGTAATGCTAAAAAAAGCATATACAGAAGTATCTAAATTTGTACTCAATGCAGACGGCGAAACTGAATCATATGCCGCAAAAATGACACCGGAAGAATTTGAAGAAAAAGTAGAAAAAAGTTTCACAGAATTTAAACAACAATTTTTAAACCGATTAAATGGAGAAAACAATGAAAATAATTAAGAAATATTGGGCAATTATAGTAAGCTCAATAGTAGCCGCATTTGGAATAGCAATTGCTATTAATAAAAAAACAACTGTCAAAGCTGTTAAAAAACTAGATAAACAAATTGATGATAACAAACAACAAGTAGATATTATATCTGGAAAAGTAGATGCAATTGAAACACAAAAAATTGAAACAAAAAAAGATATTTCAACGGTAGAAACTAAAGTTAAAGCGTTAGAAACTAAAAAACAAAATATTAAAGTTGATTTGACTAAAACAACAAACCAAGCTAAAACAAATATTTTGAATAAAACTAACAAGAAAAAGAAAAAATGAAAAAATTATTAGTTATATTGTTATTTCCTGTATTTTGTTTCACTCAAACAATTCCAGATACATGTTTTACCGAACAACAATTGTTTGATATATCTGTTACAATTGATTCACTTTGGCAAGTAGATGAAATAAATACTGAAATAATTGCAAATCAACAACTTATTATTAAAAAACAAAAATCTGTTATGTATTTAGATTCTGTACAGATTGCGTTACAATATCAACAAGTTGCTCTATTACAAACAAATATTGATTTATATGTTCAACGTGAAAAACGATTACAGCCAAAGTGGTATGATAATAAAAATATATGGTTTGGATTAGGAATTATAACATCAATTGGCTCCGGAATATTAATTAATGAACTAACAAAATAATATGTCTCAATTAACAATAAAACAGATTATTCAGCAACAATATCAAATGTGTGCTAAAGATCCTGTGTTTTTTATGAGACAATATTGTTATATACAACATCCTAAAAAAGGAAAGATAAAATTTAATTTATTTCCATTTCAGGAAGACTCATTAACTGAATTACGTGACAACCGATACAGTGTAATATTAAAATCACGACAATTAGGAATATCAACTCTGGCAGCAGGATTTGCACTATGGAGTATGTTATTTAATGAAGATTTCAATGTACTTGTTATTGCAACAACACAAGAAGTGGCAAAAAACTTAGTAACCAAAGTTCGTGTAATGCACGATAATTTGCCAAGTTGGCTGAAGGGAACGGTTGATGCAGATAATAAACTTTCACTTAAATTCCGTAACGGGTCGCAAATTAAAGCAGTATCATCCGCTTCCACCGGTGCACGTTCAGAAGCATTATCATTGTTGATTATAGATGAAGCTGCATTTATTAGGAACATTGAAGAAATATGGATAGCATCACAAGCAACCCTATCAACGGGTGGGGGCGCAATAGTTCTTTCAACACCAAATGGGGTCGGTAACTGGTTTCATCAAACATGGGCAGATGCAGAAGCTGCAATTAATGGTTTCCACACAATTAAATTGCATTGGACCGTACATCCAGAACGAGATCAACCATGGCGGGATCAACAAACACAATTATTAGGCGAACGTGGAGCAGCTCAAGAATGTGACTGTGATTTTATTTCATCAGGTCATACCGTAATCGATGGTTCTATATTAATGGAATTTGATGAAAAATGTATAGATCCAATTGAAAAACGAGGTTATGACAATGCATATTGGATTTGGGAATATCCAGATTATTCCCGCGATTATATGGTTATTGCTGACGTTGCTCGTGGAGATGGTGGTGACTGGTCAACATTCCATGTTATAGACACATTAGATGTACGGCAAGTAGCCGAATACAAAGGTAAAATTCCTCCTAATGATTTTGGAAACATGTTAGTTACTGTTGCAACAGAATGGAACAATGCATTGCTAGCAATTGAAAATGCAAACATAGGTTGGGCTGCAATTCAACCAGCATTAGATAGAGGCTATCAAAATCTGTTTTATACCTATAAAGATGATGGATATACCGATGCTGATGTACAATTAAAAAAAGGTTATGATATGAAAGATAAGAGCCAAATGGTTCCTGGAGTATCAACAACCACACGTACACGTCCATTAATGATATCAGCCCTTGAAATGTATATGCGAGAACGAACTCCTATAATTAGATCAAAAAGATTAATACAAGAATTATTTGTATTTATTTGGTTGAACGGAAAAGCTCAGTCACAAAGTGGTTATAATGATGACCTTGTAATGGCATTCTGTATTGGGTTATGGTTACGCGATACCTCACTTAAATTGCGACAACAAGGCATTGAACTTAATAAGCGCGCCTTATCACATTTTACAAAAACCGATCCGGTTATATACACAAACAACCAAAAACGACAAGATACTGGTTGGACATGGAACAATGGAAATACCGACGAAAGTTTAACTTGGTTGTTGTAAATTATCCATTGGATCTATATTTAGTTATATTTATATAAAAATAATATATGGCATCATTAAGAAAACGATTACAAAATCTATTTGCTACGAACGTTATCGTACGGGCATATGGAAAAGACCAAATTAAAGTTATAGATACCAATCGATTACAATCGATGGGCAATCTAAATCAAACAAAAGTTGCTGACAGATATACTCGATTGCATGGTTCAAATCGCCATCGCGTTGGCGGTCATGGTGGGTATGATTCAAACTATTATATGCAACAAAATCGTATGCAGTTATACACTGATTACGAAATGATGGATAAAGACCCAATCATAAGTGCTGCATTAGATATTTATGCAGATGAATCAACTCTAGCAGATCAATTTGGCGATATGCTAACAATTAAAACAAATAAAACTCACATACAAAAAATACTTTATAATTTATTTTATGATGTATTAAACATAGAATTTAATCTTTGGCCATGGATTCGAAATATGACTAAGTACGGCGATTTCTTTTTAAAACTAGATATTGCTAATGAATTAGGTATTATTAATGCCCGTCCATTTTCTAGCTACGAAGTTGAACGATGGGAAGAATTTGCTGAAGATACTGGAGAATATAAAATTAAATTCCGGCACGCATCTAGTCCAGGCTTAATGTATGATGTATTTGAAGTAGCCCATTTTCGAATGTTGTCAGATTCAAATTTTTTACCATATGGTAAATCAATGTTAGAAGGTGCTCGTAAAGAATTCCAAAAATTGACAATGTTAGAAGATGCAATGCTTATTCACAGAATTATGCGCGCACCAGAAAAACGTATTTTTAAAATTGATATTGGTAATATTCCGCCAAATGAAGTAGATACTTTCATGGAACAAGTTATCAATAAAATGAAAAAAATTCCACACGTTGATGTACAAACCGGTAATTACAATTTGAAATTCAATTTGAACAACATGTTGGAAGATTATTATTTACCAGTTCGCGGAGGTCAATCATCTACATCAATAGACACATTACCAGGAATGACTTTTACAGGTATTGATGATATCAATTATGTTAAAGACAAAATGATGGCTGCACTTAAAATTCCTAAACCATTTTTAGGGTATGCGGAGGCTGTTGAAGGTAAAACTACCTTAGCATCAATGGATATTCGATTTGCTAGAACAATTGAACGAATTCAAAAAATAGTAACATCAGAATTATATAAAATTGCAATTGTTCATTTATATGCACAAGGATATGAAGGTGAAGATTTAATTGGTTTTGAATTAGAATTAACAGCGCCATCAATTATATATGATCAACAAAAAGTTGCATTAATGACAGAAAAAATGACATTAGCAACATCAATGAAAGATTCAAAATTAGTTTCTGATAAATACATATATGAATACATCTTTAATATGACCGAAGAACAATGGTTATCAGAACGTACCAATGTAATTGAAGATTTAAAATTACGTTTCCGTCAAAACCAGCTTGAACAAGAAGGTAATGACCCAGCTGTTACTGGAGTGTCATATGGTACACCACACGATTTAGCATCAATGCATATGAGTTCAGACGATGTTGAAGAAAAAGACAAAGGTGGCCGACCAAAAGAAGGAATTAAATTTGGACAACATAAAAATGCATTTGGGTGGGATCCTACCGGCAAAAAAGAATTAGATCAAGCATTTGATGTAGATAATCAAAAATCTGCATTTTTACCAGATCCTAGACGAGAACGTAAATTAGATTTAGCACATGAAAGTGTTATAAAAATAATGAAAAATTCAAAATACACAAAAACATCTAATATTATTTTAGAATCACTAGTAAAACCTAATCCAGGTGATTCTGATGCAGGAACCCTATTAGACGAAAATAATATTTTATAACATATTTATTAAAAAAAGTATCATATTGATATGAAAAAATTAAAACATTCGAAGTATAAAAATACCGGCATTCTTTTTGAAATGTTAGTACGTAAACTAACTTCAGAAACATTAACATCAGACAAATCAATAACTATTGATATTATAAAAAAATATTTTGGTAGAAATACTGAGCTTGCAAAAGAATTACAACTATACAATGCCTTGATAAAAGAACAACATAAATCGGAAGCCCGGGCATTAGATTTTATGCGTACAATAAAAGATGCGCATTCTAAATTAAATCATAACACATTAAAACGTCAAAAATATAATTTAGTTAAAGAAATTTCTGATAATTTTATATTTGAAAATATGTCTAAAATGCATATAAATAATTACAAAGAATTGGCATCAATTTACATGTTATTTGAATATGAGGAAACTGATAATCCAAAACAAGTAATGGCGTGCAAATCCGTTTTACTTGAACACGCAATGCCTAAATCTAAGTTGGTTGAACAACGTGATCCGGTAATGGAATCATTTATAAACCAAGATAAAGATGTTCGGCTATTGACATATAAAATACTTGTTGATAAATTTAATACTACATATTCTAGTGTATTATCGGAATCACAAAAACAACTATTAAACAAATATATTACACACGTTAATGATACTGAAGCACTTAAGGAATATGTACAAAAGATAATACCTGCTATTAAAACAAAATTAGCTAATCATTCTAAACATATTACAGATAAAGTAGTTAAAATTAAAGTAGAAAAATTAGCAGAAATGCTTTGCAACGTTGAGACAATAAAAAAATTAAATGAATCACATATATTAAACTTGATGCGATATATGGATTTGGTTGACGAATTAAATGAGATACATAAATGAAATCATTCTTACAACAAATAGAAGAGGCATTTGAAGCTGTTGATACTCCTAATGATATTATTGATGAGCAAGAAAACTATGTAACTGATCCATCTAATGAAGATTTAGAATTAGAAGAAATGTCAACTTCTGGGGCTGTTGGTTCATATATGACTCCTAATGCATTTTCAAATGCACCTAATTCCACAGTTCAGTCTGGCGGAATGAAACGGGTCAAAAATGTACGAGAAGGTATTAATACTCCTCCGAATTATAGATCAGGCGAATATCAAAAACCAGAATCTGAAGAAGAAGAATATATGGATAAATTTCCGTTTGCTGACGATGACCAGAAATGGCAACATGCAAAATTTAAGTATCCTACAGAACCATTAGTAGACAAATATAGAAAATACAGCGATCGTCCTGCACATGTAACGGAAAAATCAAGTGTTGAATATGATTGGTCAGGTGTAAAAAATAAAACTAATGAAAGTGTATATGAAACAATGGATAACAAATATGAACAACTCATTGAATCATACCGCAATTTCAAAAAAGGTGATGTAAAACCATCTAGCAAAGTAAAACAGACAATACAAGAAATTGCAATGAAACTTCGCGAAATAGAATCATTGGTAAGTAATAATGCACGACTAAAAACGGAATCCGGTGTGACTTCATCACATTATGGACCATCGACAAACAAAGCATTGAATAAGATATCTGAACGATTAATAAAAATATCTGAACGAGTAAGAGCATTAGGAGAATAATATGTCAAAGCAGTTAATAGTAGAATATATACCATTTAAACCAATAGGTGCATTAAATGAGAAAAGTGGTGCTGCATATGGAATTCCTGGTGGATATGTTGTTCAAGGAGTATTGCAACGGGCTGGTGCTAAAAATCAAAACGGTCGAGTATATCCTAAAAATATATTGATGCGCGAATGCCAACGCTATCAACAAGAATATATTGATCAACACCGAGCATTAGGTGAATTAGATCATCCAGAATCATCAGTAGTCAATTTAAACAATGTTTCACACAATGTTTTAAAAATATGGTGGAATGGCGATGATTTATTAGGAGCAGTTCAAATACTAGAAACTCCGTCTGGCAATATTTTAAAATCATTGTTCAAAGCAGGAATTACTTTAGGTATTTCGAGTAGAGGATTAGGGTCAGTTAAAGAATTGCGAAATGAAGGTGTTGTAGAAGTACAAGAAGACTTTGAATTAATTTGTTGGGACTTCGTATCAAATCCATCGACTCAAGGTGCTTTTATGCGGCCTACTGGCATGAATGAATCAACAAATAAAAATATAGCAACAAATAAATATAATGGTGTAAATGGTATTATTACGTCAATTTTATGCGAAGATGGGAAATGTAGGATATAATAATATGAAAAAAAGTAATTTAGAAATTGTAAGAAATCTTTGGTTAGGCGAACAAGCAGCACCAAAACAAACAGTTTTCAGCGAAAAAGAACAACCATTATCAATTGATGAAAAACGAGCATTCGCAAACGCATTGCAAACATTTTCAGCAATGGCAGAAACAGTAATGGCCCGCGGACAAAAATTGCAAGATACCGTAGAGCAAGTTACAAAAATGGTAGAAACTGCTAGTAAATTAGTAGGTGAATCTGGAGATGATATGGTAGAAAAGGTTGCAGCAGGAAGACACGTTAAACTAATGGAAAGTGCATTAAAAGCATTTCAGCAATCTGCAAATGAAGTAATGATACATGAACGTAGAATGGAATCTGCATTTCAAGACATTACAGAAGCAATGAAAAAATATTATGATGTTCGATAATTTGGATATTATAACATAATATTATATATTATAAAGGTATAGGATGAATAAATTAAAAAAATTGTATAAAGACTTCTTTGGATATACGCTTAATGAAGCTGCACATGTACCATCCAATATAATGGATTTTGCTAAAAGAAAAGGGCCATATGTAGTAGCACTTGTTAAGAAAGCGGCTACGTGGGCAGAGAAATCTGGCAAACAAATTAGTGGTGGCACTGCTATTGGTAAAAATTATAATACCATTATTCTAGATATTAAATATCAAGGAGCTGAAATCTATATTAATCTCGATAACGAAACAATTAAATTATTTGGAGAACCAGTTACCGATGCAAAATCATTTGCTCGTGTTTTTAATGGTATTGGTATGTCTAATTCAGATAATGTAATATTTTCAATTAACGATGAAAAATTAGATGATATATTACGTGCAAATCATGATCGAGAATTAGACTATAAAAAAGATGTAACTGGCGATGTATATTATATTTTACCTAAAAAAGAATTCGATCGATTTATTGATTATGCAGATTCGTCTGGATATGATGTAGATTATGAAAATTCAGAAGATTCGGTAATTTATGTTAGAGATTCTGATACTAATTTACGGGAACAAGCCAACGGCAATGGTTCAACTAAAGAACCAGAACTAGACGAAGCTAAACTAGTTAATGGTATTGATGAATACCAAGGCGGAGTTGTATATGCAATCAAAGATCCAGCACAAGCACAAGCACTTTCTGATGATATTAAAGCGTGGGTTGAAAAAAAAGGTTTTACTATAATTAAACGTACAATATCTAAAAGTGGTAAGAATGGATATTTTTATTTTAGATTAGGTGAAGATCCGGCTAAAGATGCGCAACGCATTCAAGGTTATTTTGCACAACGTTTAGAATTAGCAGCATTCAAATTCAAAGTACGCGGTTCTGAAAACTCAGTTAGCAAATCACCAGCACCTGAAATGCAAACCAAACAACCAATAAGAAAAATTTAAAACAGTTATATGAGTAAAAAAGAAAAACAACACAAATCAATTGTACCTGGCCATGCAACCGCAGTACATGTAGTAGGAACATTTAGAGAAGATTTTGCACAAGCAATGAAAATTTTTAAACGCAAAGTAAAATCGTCTGGTGTTTTAGAAAAAATTAAAGAAAATAAAACTTTTACAAAACCAAGTGCTAAACGTAGACAACAATTAAGCGCGGCTCGTTTTATTCAACATGTACGGGATTTGCACCGAGACTAATTGAATTTATTTTAATATATTAAGCCCTAGCCTAAAAAGTTAGGGTTTTTTTACTGGTTTTTTGTTCATGCCCATATTTATTTGTAGAATACGCTATTCTATCTTATATAGCGTTACATAATTTTTATATTCTTATTAAGATTTACAAATAATCTTATTTCCAAAAAAAAAAAAAATTTAAGGAGAACTAGTATGGCAAAATCAGATTTGCTAAAACAAGCAATCGCCGATGCAAAAGCAGTTAAAGAAACAGCATTAGCAAACGCAAAAATTGCATTACAAGAAGCATTTGCTCCAAGACTTGAAAGTATGCTACACAACAGCTTAGTAACCGAACTTGAAGACGATGACACAGACGTTAACATGGATATGGATGCAGATCTAGAAGCAGGTGCTGAAATGGGTGCTGAAGCAGGTGCTGAAATGGGTGCCGAAGCTGGTGCTGAAATGGGAGGATTTCCAGATTCAGTAAACGTTGGATTAGATTTCAATGATGATGGCGATTATGATTTAACTGGAATGTTAGGTGGTGAAGACGAAGAAGCAGGTGCTGTAAATGGTGTTGCTGCTGGTGCTGAAATGGGAGCGGAAGCTGGTGCTGAAGCTGGATTAGAGGCTGAAGAAGATGATCTTAATCTTGAAGAAATTTTAAGAGAATTAGAAGAACCGGTTGATGCCATGGAAACGGAAGGTATGTATCATGAAGGTATGTATAATGAAGAAGAAATGTCAAATGCAAATATGCCAATGGGTGGTATGGATCCAGAAGAGGATGATACTGACATTAACGAAATCATTGAAGCAATTCTACGTGAAGAAGATGCGATGTCAGGCGATGTTGCACCAACAGAAGACCCAGCATTATTAGCTAAAGAAAATGAAGAATTAACACAAAACTTAGAAGAAGCATACCGTACGGTTAAACACCTTAGGTCTGTTATCAACGAAGTTAATCTTTTAAATGCAAAACTTCTTTACACAAACAAGTTGTTCCGTAACTTTGATTTGAACAACGGACAAAAAATGAAAGTTATTGAAAACTTTGATAGAGCATTTTCAACTAGAGAAGCAAAATTAGTATTTGCTACTTTAGCAGAAAGCTTTAACAAACCACAACAAAAACGCAAGATGGTAAAAGAATCCGCAGCATCTAGAGCAAGTTCTACGACTGCACCATCTCGACAAACAACGCAAATTTTATCTGAAGGTTTCGAAATGGCAAACCGTTGGAAAAAATTAGCAGGATTAATTTAATTTTAAAAAAAACAAACAAGGAGAAAAAAAATGAGTTTAAATTCATTATTACAAAGTCCTGATAATTCTCAGAGAGCAGCTGCACAAGCAGGTGTTCGTAAATGGGAAAGAACAGGATTGTTAGAAGGTCTTAGAAATGAGACAGAAAGGGCAGGAATGTCTCAATTGCTTGAAAACCAAGCAAGACAATTAGTAAAAGAAGCATCACAAACAGGTACCGCAAATGGATCTGAAGAGTGGGCTGGTGTTGCACTTCCATTGGTACGTCGTATCTTTGCTGAATTTGCAGCTAAAGAATTTGTATCAGTTCAACCAATGAACTTACCATCAGGTCTAGTATTTTACTTAGATTTTAAATATGGTACAGCTCAGCCAGGATTTGACAATGACAATTCTAATAGAACAGGTGATCCATTTGGTAATCCTAATGCATTAGATTCATTGTTTGGTGTTACATCAACTGGTTCTGACGCAGCAGGTGGTCTTTATGGTGCAGGCCGTTTTGGTTATTCAATCAACGAAACATCTAGTGTTGCAGCGGCAGTTACTACTGGTTCTTTGGCAGGATCTGGATCTGTTAATTATGATGGTAATTTTACAACTGCATTGACTTCTTATAAAAGAATCACTGTTGCAACTTCTTCATTACCTGGTTTAGATCCGTTGGCAATACGTTCATTTGCATTAGTTTCTGGATCAACTCCAATTGCTAATTATGCAGCATTTACTAAATTAAATGAAACAACTCAAGGTTCTGTTGACTTCATTATTGATTCAGCAGCAGTAACAACTGGTTCTTTCTCATTAACAGTTAAATATAGCAAACAACCAACTGATGTTTCAAGAGGTGATTTTGAAGATAACGTTGGTACTTTTTCTAATGGATACAATGTAGATGTTGATATTCCAGAAATTAACTTGGAACTTCAATCAGATCCAATTGTTGCAAAAACACGTAAATTGAAAGCAGTTTGGACTCCTGAGTTTGCTCAAGATTTGAACGCATATCATTCAATTGATGCAGAAGCTGAATTGACTTCAATGTTATCTGAGTATGTATCAATGGAAATTGATTTAGAGATCTTAGATATGTTGATTTCTGCGGCTCCAACAACTGAGTTTTGGTCAGCATTGAACAATAACATCTGGAATGGTAATGGATTTACACAAGCAGCAGCTGGTTCAGTTGGTACTGCAGGTGACGGATTCTATAACACTCAAGGTGGTTGGTTCCAAACTTTAGGTACTAAGCTTCAAAAAGTATCTAATAAGATTCACCAAAAAACATTACGCGGTGGTGCAAACTTCTTAGTAACATCTCCTTCAGTAGCAACTGTTCTTGAGTCTATCCCAGGATTTGCTGCAGACACTGATGGTACAAAAATGGAATTTGCTGCCGGTGTTCAAAAAATTGGTGCAATCAATAACCGATACACAGTATACAAAAACCCATACATGACAGAGAATGTAATACTTATGGGCTTCAGAGGTAGTCAGTTCCTTGAAACGGGTGCTGTTTATTCTCCATATATTCCACTTATCATGACTCCATTAGTGTACGATCCAGTTAACTTCACTCCGCGTAAAGGTGTTATGACACGTTACGCGAAGAAAGTGGTTCGTCCTGAGTTCTACGGTAAAGTGTATGTACACGGTCTTAATACTCTATAATAGTTAATCAATTTAATTATTTAACTAGTTAAACAGAAAGGGATGGCTTCGGTCGTCCCTTTTTTCATGTACAAATATTTATATAAAAAGAATATGGCAGTAGAAAGAAGTAAATATTCCATGGAAGCGATTATTCGTTATGATGGCCGACTAATTGACGTATTAGATAGAATACGCGCAGTACGTTTAGTATTAATGGTTCATATTGAACAAGACTTAGGTACAGATAAAGAACGCATTACACTAAAAATTATGACTCCATATGCCCCCCGAGAAACATTCTTTGCAATTCGAAAAATGTGTTTAGGAAAAATTGAAACACTTAAAGATATGACTTTGCAGGAAACAACGCTTACAAAATTACACTAATTTAAGGATAATTATGGCAACCGCAAACAAAGAGAAAACACCACCGAAGACTGATATTAAATATTCAATAACATTATCAGATGAACAAAAACAAGCAAAGGCAAAAATTATAGAAACCCCATTTAATTTTTTGCTAGGCCAAGCTGGTTCTGGAAAAACATTGTTAGCAGTACAAATTGCATTGGACCTGTTTTTTAAACGAAAAGTAGATAGAATTATTATAACACGCCCAACTGTTTCAAATGAAGATAATGGATTTTTACCGGGGTCATTAGCCGAAAAAATGGATCCATGGTTAGTTCCACTTCGTAGCAATATGCGTAAAGTTTACGATAAGCCGGACATACTTGATAAAATGGAAAAGGAAGAAAACATTGAATTGGTTTCATTAGCACACTTTCGAGGTCGTACATTTGATAATGCAATTTGTATTGTAGATGAATTTCAAAATTTAACTAAACAACAATTACAGATGGTTTTATCTCGATTAGGAAAAGACAGTTTAATGATATTAACCGGTGATAAACACCAAATAGATTTAAAATTTAAAAATGATTCAGCAATACATGATGTACCTAAAATCAAAGGTTCTAGATTTGTTAATGAGATTATTCTTACAGATAATCATCGACATGAAGCTTTAACTGAGATATTGCATCTCTTAAATGAATCATATTGATATTTATATAAAAAAGGATTACTATGGATTATTCACAAAGTTCACCAATATGGCCCGGCAGTTCGTCATTTACAACTGGCTCAACTCCATTCGGTTTCTTTGATGCCGATCCGGTATTCCAATCTCATGCAGATAAATTTGCTAAATTTGCCGCAAACACTGTTGGATATCCAATTATGGATGTTGAACTTCAAGATGTAAATTTTTATACAGCATTTGAAGCTTCGGTAGTTGAATATTCAAATCAAGTTAATCAAGTAAACATTGTTAACAATTTATCAAATACCGTTGGTATGCCTACCGCATCTGCATTTATTGGCGCCTCTGGATTAACCGGAAAAGCCGTAGGAACATCATTATCATACATTGTTAAATTAAGCAAAGCATATGGTACTGAAGCAGAATCTGGCGGTACTGTTCGATGGCATTCTGCATCATTTGACATAGTTCCTGGAAAACAAACATATAGTATTAGAGAAGCAGTGTCAGCATCATTAGGATTTGTATTAAGCAATACTAGTTCAATTGAAATTCGTCGAGTATTACATAATCCACCGCCAGCAATTGTTCGGTATTTTGACCCATTTGTTGGAACTGGTTTAGGTTCTCAAGGTTTAATGGATGCATTTGATTTTGGAGGATTTTCGCCTGCAGTTAATTTCATGATGATGCCAATACACGCAGATTTATTGAGACTTCAGTCGATTGAATTCAATGACCAAATACGTAAATCACATTTCTCGTTTGATATTCATGGCGATGATCTTAGAATATACCCAGTACCAGGAGCACGTGGATCTGCTGCAACTCCGTATTTTGGTAATGTGTGGTTTGAATATTTATTTGAAGAACAAAAAAATCAAGAAGCTCTATTATTTGGTAATACCGCCGTTTTAAACGGTGTTATAAGTGACGCATCAAATATACCATATACCTATCAACAATACGAGACAATTAATGATATGGGGCGCGCGTGGATATTACGTTACGGTGTTGCACTTGTAAAAGAAATGTTAGGCTATGTCCGCAATAAATATTCATCAGTTCCTATACCAAATGGCGAAGTAACACTAAATGGATCTGATTTAGTATCACAAGGTCAAACAGAAAAAGGTGAATTGGTAACACAATTACGAGAATTTTTAGATAAAATGACAAAAGAGGCGATGCTAACCCGTCAAAACGTAGAAGCAACACAGATGAATGAATTGTTAGGTAAAGCACCATTACGTATATACGTTGGATAAGGAGATAAATTATGGCACTATTTGGCGGAATGCGGGATGCTAAATTTTTAGCCGCAATCAATTCAGAATTAATTAACGCAATTATAGACACAGAAATTGAATTTTTTAAACTAATTGTTGAACAATCAGAATCAAATATATACGGAGAATCAGAACGCAAATCATATTATGATTCCGTGTTAATTCCATGTGTGATTACAAAAGATGAAAAATCGGCAGCAATGGATGATTATGGTCATACATATTCTAGAACTGCTAAATTTGCATTGTCTAGAGATTTATTAGAAACAGTCACATTGTATCCACAACCGGGTGATATTATACTGTGGGATAATGAATATTTTGAAATTGATAGTGTAGATGCAAATCAATATTTTACCGGAAAAAATCCAGAAACATGGCCAAATGGCGATAGTCATGGATACAGTGTATCTATAGTTGTTGACGCACATGTTACGAGACAAACACCACAAGGTATTAAAGATATTCGTCGAGGCGGAGATAATAATATACCAGCTAAAAAAGGATATTAATGCCTAGATTAAATAGACAAAATATTGACCGAAAAACAAATAAACCCGAACCAACTCAGGTAGAAAGTCTCTACGGCGATCGTTTATTAAATCGTGCTACACAAACACGTCGAGATGATGATGTTATTAGAACACCTCGAAGAACAATGTTTGATGTTGATTATGCAATAAAATGGTTTATTGAAAATGAAATACAACCACAAATAAAATCAAATCAAGAAATAATATCTGTCCCAATAATATTTGCAAATGGTGAGAAATGGGACAATGTACAACGATTGGGGTATTTGCGTGACGAAAAAGGAAAATTACAATCTCCAATGATTATGTTAAAGCGAAGCAGTGTAGCTGAACGTGATAATTATCGAACATTGGATGTGAATTGGCCACAAGCAGGAAATCAAATAATTCATCGCACAAAATACAATGAACGGAATCGGTATGAAGATGAATTATTTCCAATACCAAATCTAGTACCAGCAAATTCAAACAAAGTCTATTTAATTGATATACCAAAATATGTTACGGTTGAATATGAAATGATGTTGTGGTGTGATTTTACAACACAAATGAATAATTTAGTTGATCAAATATTACCGTATGGTAGATTTGCATGGGGCAATGAAGCAAATAAATTTGCAACGTCTATTGGTTCAATTAGTTTTGAAACTGTTAATACGGTTGGAGAAGATCGATTAGTTCGATCAACAATTCCATTAACCGTGCAAGCAACATTGCTAGCCGGACAAGAAGCTCGACTGGATACAATAAAAAAAATGTATTCAGTTAAAAAAATATCATATGATACCGTTGTTGATGTTGGCAACTTAAATATATTTTCCACTACAACAATTCCACAAGCTATATTACAACAGAGTTCACAAGTTATATCAGGTGGATCTGTAGTCGTTTCTGGAGGTGGATCTTCTACTACGATTAATGCAGCTATCATGTTATATTTAATAAATTTAACAGAAAAAACTGGCCTATATGTATCCGGAACTACCATAACAATAAATGCATTTGCGGCAATTAATCCAAACAATTTAACTGTAGCAACCGTAAATGAATTTGATATATACATTAACGGCCAATACATTGATAAAGCTATATATACATGGACTCCTAGTGATGTAGCAACCCAAACCATCACGTTTAATACTGCCTTGTTAGGATATGGTATAGATCCTACCGACATGGTAATTATTAAAGGGAGATGGCAATAATGAGACAGTTTAAACCTGGTCAATTACAAACAGGATCACTATATCCAATATCAGCAAGTTATGCACTTACAGCATCATATGCGTTAGCAGCTGGGATTGATACTGGATCATTAGTTACTACCGCGTCATTTAATGCATTCACTGCATCATACACAACCGGATCATTTACAGGTTCATTTCGAGGTGATGGTTCTCAATTAACTGGAATTGTTTCTTCAAAATGGACTGGTTCAAATCCTATTTCCCGTCAAAGTGATGTTGAGATTACCGGGTCACTGCGAGTACAAGGAAGCATCACCGGGTCTTTATTTGGAACCGCAAGTTGGGCTACAAATGCACAAACTGCTAGTTATGTTAATCCACTTAATCAAAATGTTATTATAACCGGCTCAGTATACTTAGCTACGCCGGGAGTAGCATCTGTATATTTTTCAGGATCGGCTGCCGCAAGTCAATTGGTATGGAATGACACTGACGGAACACTAGACTTAGGTTTAAAGGGTGGTAACGTAACTTTACAAGTTGGTCAGGAACAAGTTTTAAGAGTAGTTAATAAAACAGCTACAAATATAAATTTATTAGAAGCTAATTATCAAGCGGTAAGGGTAACGGGTGCGCAAGGTCAGAGATTAAAAGTAGATTTAGCACAGGCAACAAACGATGTATTAAGTGCTGAAACGATAGGACTTGTAACTGAAACAATAAACAACAACCAAGAGGGATTTATAACAACAAGCGGTTTAGTTAGGGGTATTAATACTACCGGGACATTGCAAGGTGAAACGTGGGCAGATGGTGATATTGTTTATCTAAGTCCAACAACAGCAGGTAATATTACCAATATTAAACCAACAGCACCTAATCATTTAATTATAATTGGATTTGTTGTATCAGCACACATAACACAAGGCTCTATATTTGTTAAAATAGATAATGGTTATGAATTAGATGAGTTACACAATGTTAACATAACAACCGGATCACTTACAGCAGGACAGCTATTAGTTAGAAGCGGGAGTAATGCAACCGGTGTTTGGATTAATACAAATCAACTAACCGGATCATATGGCTTAACTGGATCATTAACGGCTACATCATTTACTGGAAGTTTATCGGGTACAGCTTCGTCTGCTACTAGTGCATCATATGCCGTATCATCGTCACTTGCAAATACAGCATCATATTACGAGGAAACAGATCCAGTATTCACTGCAATATCCGGGTCATTTGTTACTACATCGTCATTTAATACATTTACTAGTTCAATACAAGGACAAGTTAATTCATTAACCGCAGCAACATCAAGTTACACGTTAAATAGTGTTACCGCATCAATGTTAGCACCGTATGTATTAACTTTACAAACCGCATCAATGACGGTGTTAAGTGCATCATATGCAGCAACAGCTTCATTTGTAACATCAAGTAACGTTGTAGGAACAGTAACATCAGCTTCATATGCATTAACAGCATCTTACCTAGAAGGTGGTGTAACAATTGACACCGGTTCTCTAGTTACCACTGCATCATTTAATGCATTTACCTCATCCTACGCCACCGGATCTTTTACTGGAAGTTTCACCGGTGATGGATCAGGCCTGACAGGAGTTGGAGCAGCAGAATACATTCGCAGAAGCGATTATACCGGATCTGCAGATCCAAACGTAAATTTACTATATTTAGGACAAGCACCTGCAGGTTCTTCAGAAGCAGCAACGGTTTGGAATATCGCAAGGCTGTCCATATCGTCATCAGGTGATACTTTAACACAATCAACATCTAGTGCTGCGTGGACCAATAGATACTCATATACATATTTATAATAAAGGAATATGTTATGCCAATTCAATCCACTAACCCAATTGTAGTAGACGGTGTTGAATACCCATACTATACTGTAAACCTAGCAATTTCTCCTATAGTTCGAGAAACTAGTGTAGGAGCAAGTGTTGCAATGCGATTAACTCCGTACCGCGAAACTCCGGAAGGTGTTACTGATGTATTGCAAGGACATGATCGTCCTGTAGTTTATTTGGATGTATTTGAATCCGAGGATATACCTGCAGAAACTGCAGCATATAATATACTTGGAACTATACAACAATTTATCATAGAAAAAGGACTATAA